TGCCACATAAGCGCCTTGAGCCTTCATTTTCTCAAGGTCAATTTTTTTCTTTTCCTCTACCAAATAAAATACAATTCGTGGCTCCGAGTTCCAGAACCACGACTCATCCTTTCCAAGCTCAGTTATGCTTGCCGTGAGCAGGTACACCCACGGAAAACTTTCTACTTCACCTTCACTTTTTTTTTATTTCCGCTCAATTTACTGGGGAGGGAATCTTTCAATGCTTCCGAGACAAGATTTGTTATCATCTGCATCTCACCAAGTCCGTATTCATCAAGGCAAGTTTCCCTCTCCACTCCCTCTTTGTCAACCAGTGCCATGTAGACAACTTCGGGCAATGTCTGGAAGGGTTTCTCCGTCATGTCCTTTGTCAACTGCTGGACATTGTTGACGCTTCCATATTTTTTCTCAATTTCTTTCCATGCCGAAAAATTGAATTTGATTTCCCTTTCCCGACCCTGTATTTTCAATACGTGTTTCTTTGGCTCGATTTTCTCAAGCTCAGTCTTTTTCTCTTCCATTTTTAGTCCATCCTTCTAAAAAAGTTTTACCCGACACTGAAAAACATCAGCATCGGGATTTTTGTTTCTTTGAAACTACTTCTTGTCAGTATCCTTCTTTTGCAGAAGTTTTTTAATCGCAAGAATCAGAAGTGAAACCACATCAAGCACGGCAAATACCGCCTCGAATATCGGCTGAACATCCGTCTTTGCGAAACCGCCAAGAGCCAGCAGAATGATTGATGCCACGAACATCACCACGGCAACAATTTCAACCCATGTCTTTTTGAAAAAGTCCATAAGTTAACCTCCAATAAATTTTTTATGACCAAGTAATTACGTCGGAATAAGGTGTACAGCTTATTCCAGCAATGTCCTTCACACCGCCTGTCACCGTGACAATGATTTCATCACTTGCCGTTGGAACAGATTCCGTGTCGGGCGTGAATGTAATCTTATTGTCCTCAACAGCGATTGTTCCGGCAACATTTGCGTTCTTCGTTGAGTTGTAAATCAAGACGCTTGTTCCAAGCACAACGGAAGTATCAGCAAGCACGGCATCCTCAGTACTTTCCTTTGAAGCGGTAATCACAATCTTTCCGTTTGAAAGTGAAGCCGTCACTGAAAGAGCGGACGTGTCGCTGGTAGTTGCAATGACCGGAGCGTTGAACCATGAGGAAATCACGCTTGAAGGTGTGTCGATGTCACTTCTCGCATGACTGCAAATGATTCCTCCGTTTCCGTCCGGACTGTAAAGCGTTGGGACGAACTGAGCTGTGAGCGAAATGTGCTGGAACTCGATTGAATCAGCCTTTGTGTTACCGCCACTTTCAGGAACGCTGAACTTTCCTTTTGAATACCAGAAATATTCAAAAATCTTGTTTCCGTTCTCATCAGTACCACCAATCCATACGCGGAATCCCAGTGCGAAATATGGAGCCTGGTCAAGTGGTCTTTCCTGTGTTATTCCGTTGACTCTTGTCTGACCCAGCATCTTAGCAAGCGTGGCCGGAGCCACGTTTGTCAGCTCAAGGCTCATTTCAGTGTTTGCACGGTTTCCGGTAACGAAGAATGCACCGTTATCCGCATAATCAGTTTCTACTGAGCTGTTCGGGTTGACGCTTGCCGTCACCGCACCACGGAGGGGAATGACCTCACCGTACTGGGGAACGTTTGTTCCGTCATCCGCAAGAAGCTCAGCGATTACAACATTGTCCAAACCTATCTTTGGATTCTCTGCATTTCCTGCCATTTTTATTTTCTCCTATCGAAAAATTTAATTTGCCATATTCAGAAAAGATTGTTTCTGAAAACCATTACCCTGTGTCTTACATCATCACTCTCCGCCGGAATCTCGGAATTTGAAGAGCAACTGAAATAATTTTCCTTCATCAATCCATACACCACTTCGGCAATCTCACTTGTCGTCGCATAACCCTCTATCGCCTTCGTGAATATGTGAATTGTGACCTCACCGCTTGAAGCCATCGGATTGTTGTCAGCAAATTCAATGTCTCTTTGATTCGTGTCCTGAAAAATAACCGTGGGAAAATTCTTAATAAGATTGGGATATGCGTCAAGGACATCCTCAACTATGTCCGTCAGCCTTGAGTCATTCAAAATGCCGAACGCAATCTCCTTTAAATTTTTCATTTCTTGAAAAACTCCCTTATTGTATTTCTCACTTCACCGACCACAAAATCAAAATTGTCCCTAAACGCTGGTCTGATGTACGGTCTTTCCTTCATTTTTTCTGTTCCAAATTCAAGCCAGTAAGGATATTTTTCATTTTTCATGGTGCTTCCGACGCGCATTACAATCTCATTGTCATTCACATCAACCTTGTAATTTATTGACCGCCTTAAATCACCAGAATCAACGGCTGGCGGATTGTAAGGCATTGACGGATGATGCGGAATTTTTTTGTTGTGGGTGTAATATGAAACGTCATTGTTGACTGGTGTGTCAGCCATTGACTTCCAGATGTCGCTCTGTATTTTTTGAGCACATCCTTTGAAAGTATTTGCCAACCTGTCCTCAAGTTCAATTATGTCAACAATATTCATTTCTCATTCTCCACTGGTATCAGAATAAATTCCCTGTGATACCGCCAAGAATTTAACGGCTGAACATTGTAGTATTCAACCGCTCCGTCATCATACTCAACCTTGACCCTGTTTCCAACCACCATGTGATTTCCGTTCTCCAAGTCAGTGAAGCATTTTTTTGTGTTCGCTGTCCTTGAATTTATTCCGTACAACTCTATCTGAGCCGAAGTCAAAGTGTTTGGCTGTACGTCCGCACGGAAAGTCTCAACGGGATTCTCAAAGTCAAATGCCTTTATTTTTGTTCCCTCTGAATTCTGCGTGACCTTCAACTCCGAAACATAAATAAAAGCATTTGGAAAAAACATCATACCTTCAACCCTCCGTCATACAAGCACAAATGGAAACTGAGGGAGGGGTGGTCTACAATTCTTGTTCACGTCCATTGTCGGTCTGGTTCGCATAAGGTCATAGAGCATCCTTCCGTATCTGCTTGAAAGAAGTTCATTGTCACTGTGAGGGCTTGTGAATCCCAGCGAAATTCCTCCCTCGGAAAGATGATTTACAGTACCACCGCCGATATTGATTGCATCATTTAACGCACTTTTCTTTGTCACCGTGAACAGGTGGCAAGCCTTATAAGCAACAGCCTGCTCATAAAGATTGCCGAAAAAGTGGCTGGACAAACTTTCCCTTGCCATCTGCACGTATTGAGACATGGATGGACTATCCGCAAGTTCCGGGCAGATAGTCTGGATTATTTGTTCAGCCGTCATCATCGCTATTACTCCTCAGAAAGATTCTTTAATGCTTCAACATAATCTTCTTTCTTTGAAAAATCAGATGTGTCAATTCCAAGTTCTTCGCATTTGGCTTTTAACTCATCTTTTTTCATATTTGAAAAATCTTCATCTGTCAGGTCATCGCCCAACAAATTATCTTCATTGTTTTCTTTTTCATCCTCATCAAATTCCGCAAGGCTCATTGGCGTTCCGTCAGAAACACCCTCAACCTCGTCCTCGGGGATGTCAATTTCCAATTTCTTGAATTTTCTTGTTATTGCAAGACGGACTTCCTCATTCGTGACTTCCTTGTACCATTTGGCAAGCGTGTCGGGATTCATACAATCCGAGACATAAGACACAGCCACGTTCGCTGGCAATTCGTTCAAGTCCTTTGCCTTTATTTCCTTGCCCTTGTCATTCTTGACTTTTTGTGCAAGTATCGTTATCTCACCGCTTTTCAGTTCAGTTGTGATGTTGTTTCGCATGGCTTTCCATTCATTGTCGGTGACTTCATTTGTTCCCGGAAGCAATCTGACCATAGTCTTTGTGACGACTGTTCCTTTCACTGGTGTAAGCAGAACGCATTTCAAATGGTCTACTTTTGGTGTAAATTTCAGCAACATAATTTTCCATCCTTTATGTTCAAATTAAATCGGTCTATAACCGCTCGTAAATTAAAATCTAGCATGGGTTTTGGCTTAGAAGGTGTTTTTATATTACCCTTGTCAAAACCCACACTAAAACCATTCTATATACAAATCAGATACCGTCCGCGAAAGCGAATGCCAGCGGATAGTAAATGATTGTACCTGCACACTCGGAATGACATGGAATTGTGAACTCCATTCCTTCCTGCTGAGCCTCAAACTGCTCGAAGGGCTGTGGAATCTCAAGTGTGATGTGTTCCTCATCAAAGCGACCAATCAATGCTCTGTCAGTTGTACCTGCACCAAAGCCCTTGAGCTCAGCGAGCCAGTCAATTCTCTTGATGTACGGTGAATTTTCAAGGATGTACTTCATCAAGGTTTTTTCACCAGTCTCACCGATTCTGCGTGTGGCGATGTCGTTGAACTGGTCAATTGGAAGCAACAGAGTATCCGGGATTTCCCTAGCACTTGTCGGCTCCATGACTGCGTTCACCATGTCGTTGATGTCACGGACAATCTGGTCAGCTGACTTGCTTGCCCATGTCTTTGAGTTTCCAGTTCCGTCAGCTCGCAAAGTGACCTCGGTGATTCCCGGATAGTCAAGAAGTCCGTTTGTTCCGTCAACGGCATTAGACTTCAAAGCCATCTTATTCATCATTTCATCGTGAGCACGTCGTGCGGTGATTGCCCTTCGCTGGTCAAGGTTCTTTCCTGCTCTCTGTGACTGGCGGATTTCCTTAATGGAATAACCGTATGAGTCACCGATACCCTTTACCTTGACAGCCTTTTCCTCGCCGTAAACGTCAACACGCGGAAAATCTTTTGCGTAATCTGCAATGACCTTCGCGATACCTACGCCACGATACTGACGGAAAACAATTTCATTGACACCTGCTCCAGCCTCGGTAGAGATTGGAATAAGTGACAGACCCTTCAACTCCGCATATTTTGCATCGTAAGACTTTGACTTGACGTATGCAAGCTCGCGGTTGAAAAACGCTGATTCATTTGAATCGAGCCTTACCGGATTATTTGTTCCTGCCATTTTCATTCTCCTATTTCCACAATGTTAGTCCAGAGTTACAAGAGCGATGGAATCATTGTTGCTTCCAGCCTCAGCACCGGACTTGAAAATTCCAACCTGCGTATTTCCGCTTGACTCCGTTGTGAAGGTTCCCGCGGAAGTTACATAAGCGGTAGCACCGATTGAAGGTGTAACACCGCTCGCAAGTGCCACGTAAATATATCCCTTCTCCATCACGTTGACGGCTTCCGTCTTCACATACAGACCACGTGAATTGAGAAAAGCGTTCTGATGGAACACTGAGACACCAGCATAAGAAGCATCGCTTGTCTGTGTCACCTTGCTTGAGGTTACGTCCGAACCGTCATAAACAAGAGTAATTTCAAGCTCGCTTTCATCATCTGATGTAAGGAAAATCTTTCCTGCGTCAGATGAAGTTCCGGCAACGGCTGTCACTCCGTCAACGTCATCAGTAATGTCCGAGACAAGGGACGCAACGTCAGCCGCGATGGTTGCGGTAGTTGTCACGGTAACTGTAGTTCCGTTGATTGTAAGAGCGATGTCCTTGCTTGCCGTGGTGTAGGCTGACAGGTCAACGGCCGCCTTGTTCTTGTACTTTCCTCCGAGAAGTGCCGACTTCGCTCCGTTAAAGAACACGCCCTTTCCAAAAGAAATATTCTCACCTGCTGGAATTGAGACGATGGTCTTCGGGTTGAGACCGTAAAGCATACCAGCCATTGCCTTTTCATCTGAAAGCATACCGTAAAGATTCATTTACTTTTCCTCCTTTCCGTGATTTTTCATACGCTGAATCATGCGTTCCCTGGCGTCATTTTCATCAGCGTGATTTGCCGGAGGCATGTCAGAAGTGAAAGTCTTTGTGTTCTGGTCCGCCCTCTCAGCAAGAATTTCGATTGTCGCGTCATAGCGTGCCTGCACGTACACATCATCCTTGCCGTCAAATTTTGCGTTCGGGAAAACCTTCGCAATGACAGCCTTCTTGATGTCAGCGTCAGCCATATCGCTCTTGACTTCAACTCCGGCTTTTTCTGCATTATGGAGCAAGTCAATTTTTGTGTTGACCAATTCATCAACCTTTTTTGAATCCATTGAAGTCTTTTTAATCTCTTCAAGTTCCTTTTCAGCAGAATCAGCCTTGTCTTTGGCAGTGTCACGTTCTGCTTCAACTTCAGAAATACGCTTTTCAAGCTCAGTCACCTTCTTTTCCATGTCAGCAACTTTCTTGTCCATCGTTTTCTTTTCCTCGCAAGCATCTTTCTCGGCTTTGTCGGCACGTGCCTTCTCAGCATTAAGAGCCTTGATTACACTTTCCTCCGCCTCGTATTCGATGCCGTCCAAGTTGATTTTCTTCAACATTGTTTCACCTCCATCGGTTTTTGTTACAATATCCTCAAGGACAGCATCATCACTGTCCGCTCTGAGTTCAATTTTAGCATTGTCACCAGCCCTTGCAGAATCTACAACCGCACAATGATTATAACGGATATTACGCTGAATAAAATCATACTCGATTCCGCACCAAGTAGCGCCCGGATCAGCAATCTCAAGGTCACAAGTATATCCCATTGAAAGAGCCTGCTTGCCGTTAAGAATTGCGTCGATTGCGTCTTTACGGGTGATGACCATATCAATAGCGCAGTTAATTCCGTCAGTTACTTCTTCCCAATTTCGGTGTTCCCATTCCTTTGTCCATGAGGGATTGTCACCAAGGCTTCCAACCTGTAATTTGTCAGCATTGTCTGTTGTGACAAGTTCTGTCGGATGATTAAGCGTGACAGGTTTTAATTTCATTGAATTAAGAGTTGAAGGACTGAAAACTTCTTCTGGAAGTCTTAATTCTCTTTGAACTGTTCCGTCAGCCCTCTTGTATGTAAACACGCCTATGGATGTTACGATTGCACGGCCACGCAAAAAACCTTCCGAGGTTCTTTCAAACGGAATAGTCATCCACTGGGAATTGTCAATGTTATCAAATCTCTTCAAGTCCTTTTTCATTTTTCCCTCGCTAAATAAAAAAGGCAACAGTGGATTTTTTATTTCCACGGTTGCCTCTGTTTGTCAGTCAGCTTTTTTCACCTAGTATTTTTTGTCCACCATTCTTAAAGGCGGTTTTGTCGGCTCAGCTTTCAGCCTTATTTGTTTATCAATCACTAGGTCAATGTGGTCAAGCGTCGGGTTCATCCTTATTGTGACTGAACCGTATTCAACGCTCTCGCAAGCCTTTTTAATTTCCTCAATCTGATAATCATTTAACTTCATAAACTAATTATAAAACATTACTAAAAAAATGTAAAGTATTATTTTCTCAACACGCTCAAAAGTTCCGGATAATACATCAGCCCCACACATCGGCACTGATAGTCCTGTCCCGGATGAAGATGCACAGCCGTAGCTGGTCTGTCCACCCACGTCTTTCCCTCATCATAAGAGCAGACATCAGCGTCATCGTACCTGCAAAGCAAGCCCTCCATCATCTCATGGTTTTCACGCACCCTGTCATCCCTTGCCGTGCTCCAAGTATAAAGGTTAAGACCAATTTCTTGTTTCTGAGCCTGTGCAATCTGACCGTTTAATTTTCCAAGCTGGTCCCTTGCAATCAACTTGCAATGAGCGTCTGAAAGTCCGGTTGTCGCCTTCTTTAATTCCTCCTTCAATCTCTTATGGGAAAAACCGTTCACGATTGCCTGCTCGGTCAAGTTATTAATCTTGTCAACGAATCTGCTTGCGTTTGACGTAATCAAAGCGTAATTATTTTCAGCCCAGCTTTTAAGCATATCATTCCACCAAGGAGAAGAAATTGGAACGGAGACAAAAATTCCTTTTTTGATTTCCTTCTCAAATTCCTTGTCACCGAATTTCTTTGCCTTTTCAGCCGTCTCCCTCAATGACAATAGAATCACGTTGTTCAGTTGGTCCTCGGGAACCTCACCTATGTCCGGCATATAAGCGTCCATGTAGTCCTCTAGGTCATAAATCATCTTGCGGAAGCTCTTGCCCGGAATAGCGTCGTTCCTGACTTCCAGTTCGTTTGAGTCGCCACGCAACAAAGCATCCATGTTCCCGTCAATGTACTTGTTCACATAGTCAATTAAGGGCTTAAAAAAAGCCCTTAATTTTCTGTAATATTCAGCCTCGACACCAAAAGGATAGGCTCTTTTGGAAGACGTGTTCTTTGTGAACTTGCCATTGTTCGTTTTGAACAGAATCCGCATTATCTGGATTTCAGTCTCGTTTCTCACGCTCATCTGTCTTTTCCCTCAAGTAATTTTTACAGCTTCTATCATCTGCCCTTGCAGAAATGAACAAGTCCTTCAACAAACAGAATCTCTCGCCCAGTCTTTTCGCCTCGCTATGCTGATAGTCGCCTATTGTTTCCGTCTCCTCAACGAACCATTCGCAAGTATTACAGGTCATCTTTTTCTGAGCACTCCCAAAAGATTTTTCATGCTCCTCAAACTTATTTTGGCTCCGTTCAACTTGAATCCGTCCTGCTCAAAGACAATTAAATTATCGTTCAGCTTGCCCATCACTATTGCCACATGACCGTATTTATTGTTTGAATTGGAATCCCACACAGCAACGTCACCAGCAATATAGTTTCCGTCAGAACATCTGTAAAAATATTTTTCTTCCAATGGCATTTTTGGATAGTCTATGTAAAGGTCTTTAGCTCCACCAGTTGTTCCGCATCTTCCGGTATGCTCCTTGATGTTAAGACATTCCTTGCAATACTGACGGAACAAGTCAACACATTGCGGACCAAACACTCCGTCAAAGTCAACTTTCTTTCCGTCATATTTTTTTACGAAATCATCCAGATACATTTTTAATCCCTCCTCAAAAACTTGTCCAACGCGATGTTTATGTCGATAGTGCCAAACACAGCCATCTCAGCGAATCCAATTTTTATCAACTCATTTATTTCACAGTCCAGAACATGAAAGCATTTCAACGTGAAGCCGATTAAAATAATTGACCCTCCCACTATTTTTCCAATCAGTGAAACGGTCTTTGCCTTCAATCCACCTGTTTCAGTATTTGTCTCAACCTTTACTTCTTCCATTTGTTTTTCTCCCATTTGCTATTTCATTCTTTATGTCCGTCAACGAGGATTTAATCCATCCTAGGTCATTGGAAAGCGTGGTTATTAATTTTGTGTTCTCAATCTGTATCTGCGTGACCTTCGATGCAAGTGAATTGATATTGTGCTCGTTGTTGTCTATGTCCCTCCGCATTTCATTCAGTACCACATCCGACTCGCCCTTCTCCTTTCCCAGCTTAATGAAAATACCTATGAAGCCCATACAGGCTGACAGCCCGGAAACAACTGAAATCAACAATGACCATCTTTCCATCTTTATTCCTCCCCTACTGGCGGAAGCTCATCTGGTGTTCTTTTTATTCCCAGCTTTTCATCTATCTCTTTCAACGTGTCACCAAACTCAAGTTCCTCAACTATTTCTGGTGTCATTATTCCCATATCAATATACATTTGATATGTATCAGCCTTTGTTTTTTCTGTGTTGGCTTTCTTCTCTTCAAGTTCAGCCTGCTCTTTTTCAGTCATCTGTTCCAATGGATTGAACTCAATTGTCGGCTCCTCAACATTCTGCCAAACAGAAATTATGTGAACAATCCTTTCAAGAATTGGAAGCAGGTCTGTCTGTTGTCTGGCCCTGACCATATCATAATATTGATATGTATCTGAATCGCCTGTACTATTCAATCCGGCTGGACTAACTCCAAACAATCTTGTTATTGGATACCCAGTACTTGCAGATAGCATCATCATGAATTGATGAAGTATATCAGAAACCCCACCAAAGGATAAAGTGTCCCGGACAAATTCATCTTCAGTGTCCATCAATACAGAATGGAAAGTTGACTTCATCAAATCCATAGCCTGCAATCGGTTTTGAACCAGCTTCTCCCCTCCCTCACTTGCCATTATGTCAGCCAAGTCACGGTATTTGTATTTTCCGATTGTAAGCTCCTGTAATAGATTTGACAATGACGCGAAACTCGAACCAAGGTCTTTCAACCGTTCCTGTATTCGCTGGAACACCGACAACCCCCAGTATCTGAATTCCATTGGAATAATACTTGCATCTGATGATGGTATTTCAATTCCGTGCAATTCTATAACCCGGCTATAGTGAATTCTTTTTACAATATACTCTCTTCCAACATAGAAAGTGACAGGATAATATTCAACTTGACCATAATGAGGCAACTCCGGATTCATCTGCCATTCCATTGTTCCATACATTATATTGTTTCTAGGGATTATTTTGAGGTTTTCAAAATTCTTTATTTTATTTAAGTTCAATGGCTGGTCAAGTTCATCACCATCATAAACCCCTAAAAGAATTAAACCACCACCATAAAGCCTTGCCCATTTTAATGCCTGATTTATTTTCTTGTTTGCACCAATTACCTTGAATATTTCATCATAAATTTTTGTCTTTTCCTCAAATCCCTCTTTCTCGGAGTTGAAATTGTAGTGCCACCCCTGCTTCATCATGTCATCGGGAAGCAAATCAATTATTCTTGCCCCAAGTCCGTCATCAGCATAGATTGTCTCAAGTTCCAAGTCCATGAGAAAACCGTTCGGAACCGCCCTCGTTGACTTTCTCTTGTCAGCCACGGTTCCCAGTCCCGAAAACAAATTAACCCATCCGTCATTCTTTATCTGGTCTTTTATTCTCAAATCATCCATTGTCTTCCCCTTCAATAAGTTTCTTTTTCTCGTTATATTTTTCCTGCTCATCAATGTAAAGCGTTCTGAATATCAACAGCTTCCTGAAATATTCCTCGTCCGTCGCAACCCTGTTTCCTTCAAGTACCTCATAATCCCCCAGCACTGGAAACTCCGGGAAGTCTATGTCAATGACCCTGTATACCGTTCTTGTCGTTCTGCAACTGGTGAAGAACATCGTCAATAGACATACAGCTAATGTCAGCAAGCCTTTTTGCCAGTTCCAAGTTATGTTTCTTTTCAATTTCAAGTTCCCCCATAATTTGATTTATCCTGTCGCTTAGAAACTCATTGTCATCAGCCAGCATCTCTATCTCGTCCCTGCATGACTTTATTTTCTTTTGGCTAAAATAAATTATCACTGAAAGGACAAAAATCAAAAGAGCCATGACTGAAAAAATTATCAGAATAATTTTCCTGCTCATTTCCGATCCTCCTGTTTTTTATTATAAAGTAAAAACAAAAAAATTAAAAGTATTATTTTTAAGTCCATAGTGCCCTTGACCTTGACTTGTTCGGCTTGCATATCTCACGAATCAATGACGCACATGAATCGGGTGAATCGTCGGGTTCACTCCCTTCCCTGTAGTCTATTATCTGGTTCAAGTATTCCGGGTCAGTGTCTGGCGACCATTGTATCTTGTCCCAGTATTCGTAGAGGTTCGTACTGATTTTGATGTGCTTGTTCTCCGTCTCCGAATAGGTTTTTGTCCTTACACCCAGCTTCTCCATCTGATTGGCAAAATAACCCTTGTCGGGATTTGTTTCATTGAGAAGAAACCTGCATTTATATCTTTTGAATAGCCTTGCGACCTCATTTGCCCATGCCTTGCAGTTTCCCGGATATGCGAAACCAATGCCTTGAAACTTCGTGGCTGTTTCGGGATTGTCATTATCCAATGGTGAGAGTATTGTCAATGCACAATAATGATTTCCGTCATACGCACAATCTATGTGAGCATAACTTCTCTTATCGTAGTTCCATCCCTCAGCCATCTTAGGCTCGGCAAACAGGCTTGTCTCATCCCTTCTTATTTCCAGCTCATAGTTCGCCGAATAAAGAAAAGGTGTGGTTCTTTTTTTCTTTTCCGCGACGGCTTCCTCACCCAAAAAATTATATTCGTTTATGGAATATTTTGCTATATCGCAAAATGTGTTTATGTCTTTCCAGGCGTCATCCTTATGCCACGGAGTTCCTATCCAGATGCTTCCCTTTCTAGGGTCAATGATGTTTGTGGCAAGTTCCCTAACGGCTTCCCTAGTATGTTCACGCTCAGCCTTACTTATCCTGTCCTTCAAGGTAATTATGTCGTCACAAATTATTCTGTCAAAGTGATAACCTGTAAGACTTGAATCTATTCCGTATGCGGTAAGGCTCGCCTCGGGTGTTATCGACTTCTTGAAATTATAACTTAAACGTCCTTCCCTTGCGATTGTTGCCCTGGGATATTCGCCGTAAATGAACTTGAATATTTCCTTTATCACTGGAATCTGCATGGCCTGCTTGACAGACTCAACAACCGTGGACGAATCCTTGAATGATTTTCTCACCAGTGCAATTCTGTCGTCTGGATTAAGCATGAATGAGCGTATTATTCCAACAAGGTCTATCGCCGTTGACTTGTACCCTCCGCGGAAAGCCTGCAATCCTTGGGGCTCATTTGAATCCCAGCAATATTTTATCCACTCGGAATGAAGAGTATTCAGCCTGTCCTTGCCGATGAGCCATCCGATGTAATGTGGGTTTCTCAAAATCTTGTCTATGAAGTTGTTGTCTATTTCCACTTTTTATTCCTCGTTGTATTCAGCGGGAACCAGCTTCTTTATTTTCCATGGTACTGGCGGATTTTCCATTATGTCTGCCTTTATCGTGTCAATCAAATCCCTTGTACTGGTGTCAATAACCACGGTATCAGCCTGCATTTCGTTTCCGCTGGCGTTGACCTGTGTTCCCACAGAATCACCATATCCTCTTGACCTTCCCTTTTTATTCAGATACCGCCACGCCACGTCAACATCACCATTTTTTATTGCGTTCACGACAACTGTCTCAGCTATGTCCAGTACAATTTCCGATTCCTGTTTCAAAAGTTCTTGTGCAAAAGGATTGTTCTTGACGTAATTATTCACACATGCCCACGTGCATCCCAGCCTATACGCTATCTGGGACTTGTTTCCGTTAGAATCCTTCACGGCAATTCTGAATTTTTTCTCAGTTATTTTTTTCGGTCTGCCGTTCTTTTTCTTCTCAATTATTTTATTTTCCATATCACCGTCCATCCTATCGCAATATAAAAATATATAAATTAAACCATGTTTTTTGTCAATTTTAATACATTTTCTAAAAAAAATAAATAAAAAATGACCGAAAAGATTAGTTTTCGGTCACAAAATGAGCAATTTTATATAAAAACGATAATTTTATTTCATCAATTTGTTCATAAGCTCAACCACCGCCAAATCACCGTTCAACGCCCTGCCAATCATAGCCTGACATATTCCTTCCATGTTTGAAACCATTGTTCCATCCTCCAGCTTACATTCTTTTAGTCTAAGCTGTTCCCTCAGCATCTTTCCAAAATTATCTTCCGGCTCGCTCTTTTTATCATTTGAATCATCAAAAAAACCCATCGTTTAAAAGCTCCTTGTCAAATAATTAAATACCCCTGCCTGAAAAACAAACAGGGGCATCCGGCATTAACTGGTCAAATCAACTATCAGTGGAATAAGTTGACCTAAACGAACTAGGTCTGCTAAGAATCTGTGCTGAACTTAACATATCCACACCTCCTTATAAATTAAAATTTTCCGCTTTCACGAAAAAATCATCTTCAAGTTTTATGTTATGCTTTTTAAGCCATCCATCACGCTCATCCCTCGTATTGAAAACCACTGAAAAATAAAACGCCAAATCCATCTCCGGATTATAGTCTTTGCTTCTTATTTTTTCAATGTCGTCAACCTGTTTCTGTGTTTTTTCCTCAATGTCAACTAATCCTTCAATTCCTTTTGATTTTTTATGAAGCTCCCTCACCATGTCTCATAATCCTCCTTACTAAGGGCAAAATCCTTATATTGAGAAACTCTCTGTTTAAAATGCGTGTTTAATTTATTGTATAGGTCACGATAACCCAACGCACCAACCAATGGAAATCGTTCTTTAATCATATTAAATGTCTCAGGACAATTTTCCTTTATTAAATTTATATTGAAACCACGTGGGGATTCAAAAGAAATTCCCCATAATTTATATTCAATGGGTAACTTGCAATCATATTTTTTCAAAATATCCTGTATGTCACAAACCTTATAACTAGCTACAGGATAAAATTTATTACCGAAATAAACTCCGTTTTTCAAAAGATGATTGTATCTAAATACACCATCAGTATATTTCAATCCCAAATGAAAAACTACATCCCCTCCCAACGAATCCGCTATATTTTTTCTAAAAAAATCCTTGTTGTAAAGCCAAAGACCATATTGCGTCAGCTTGTTCCAATATTTCTCGCGATACATCAATGGGGGCTGATAAAAAGCCTTGTCATAATGCTCAGCCCATAACGTGCTGGGAAACTGATAAACATGAACATTGAATTTTTTCTCAAAATAATCAATATAATTCTTTACCATCGGCAAATCTTTTATAAAATATTGATAAATCAAAATAGGCTCAATTCCATTTTCCCTTAACTTCAAGAAACTAGCTACAGAATCAGCACCAGTGGAAAAATGAAGTACATTTGTTTTATTTCGTATCAACTCAACGCGACTTTTGAAATCATTTTCCAAAAACTCATTCATTTTCTTATTTCACCCTTAATCACATTATAACATATATTGCAAACAAAATAAATATACCTACAATATAAATCACCCTTTATTTTCTTTTTTCTCTTTCACAAGTATCCCAGCACCTTCGGCAACAATACAAGCCGAATGGAATTTCATCGGCACAATATTTACATAAATTCGGAAGTCTTATGGCATCACTTTCCGCAAGAATGCTTCTATTGGTCTCAAATCTGTTAAACTTGACTTCAACGACACCAACCCCGGAATGGGCTTTATATGTGAAAATTACTTTGCCCTCCCCAAATAATCTGTGATAAACTTTGTCACCTGCTTTATACAATTCATCTTTCATCTTCTTTCCTCCTAAGATAAATCTATTTTCATATCTTCAATGTATGAAATCAAAGTAGTTTTCAAATCTGAATTTCGCATTTTGTCTACAACCTTTTTCATATTACGCAAGTTGTAACCAGCCGAACTAATTGCGTTATATTTATCCTCCAAATCATGTTTTAATCCAGCCATATCACATTCTGAAATATCCTGCAAATCATCATTCTCACCGACAAGCACGTCAATCATCTCACCAATATGATTTTCAACTTCCGTATATCTTCCAAGGGTATCAACACCCAATTCCTCAAGAAATTTAATTTCCAGAAGCTCAGCTTTCTTATTTAGTTCGCCGTTCCTGTTATTCATTTATCATCACCTCATCATTTAAATTTGGCAAACCCAAAAGCGTCCTGCCGTCACCGATTCCTATTTTCAGATTTCCCTTCCAGATGGAATCCATTTCCTTTTCCGTGTAGCCGAATTCCTTGACCGCCTCAGCCTTGTCATGAATCCATCCGTTGATTCTTGCCATCTCCACGTTCAATTTCTTCATAAAATCAATACAGAATTTCAAATGCCTGTTTCCGTTCTTGTAAAGTTTAACATTGCAGAAAACTTTTCCATCCCTTGTCTTTATGTCGAAATTTCCCCACTCGCTCAAGTCAATATTGTCATAGGGTTTAGGTAACTCAAAGTCCACGTCATAGCCCAAATTCTTTCCAATCACGCACACATCGTAAAGAAATTCCCTTACGGAATCGCTCAATCTGCTCTTCCAATCCGTCTCAAAATTTTTCCATCCAGTAACAACAATTCTGTAATCAAGCATGATATTTTTCAAAAGCTCTTTTCCCTTGTCAGCCCTGTAACCGCACCAGTTATCGGAAACCTTTTCTTTCAAATATTTCCAATCCGAATCATTCCAGCGAAGGTTACTTTTGTATCGGTGAATGTTCTCCGATCTGGACAAAGTGAAAAAGAAATCCGTCAACTGTTCGTCAAACAGGGTGTTTGAATGCTTAATCATCCACAAGGTAAGCTGATAGATATTGTCAAGGGTGAAATCAATAGCGGTATTGCCATTCAACCGTTTAATCACCCTGTCCCTTCCCTTCGTGCTCAGCCGTTGTGTCAACTTATCATATTTCTTAAAAAGCAAATCCCAATAAAGAACTTTCAGATTTTTCAATCTCTCACGAAGGGATTTTTTTAGCATGGCAACATCCACCTTTAATTCCTTGAATATTTCCGCGTCCAGATTCTCAAGGCTCCTGTAATTCTCATACAGTTTCTCCATGTCGGCATTGTAGAATCTCACAAGGTCTTCGGCCGTGTCGCCGGACTTGAATATCTCGTTTTTCTTCTTTTCATCAGCATCATATTCCGACACGCTTTTTTTATCGGCACTAAGTGAGAATGTAGAATCAAACCACAAGTCAAAAGGGTCTGATTGTTTTTTTCTTCCGTATTCACTCAGCTTCGGCAGAATCCCAATAACGTCAACTTTTGCCCTCGCCTTGCGTTCAGCATTTGAAAAGTCAAAAGTACCGATTGTTTCCGCTGAATATTCCCTACGTTCCAACGCCAGCTTTATCCGCTCGCTGTCCTTCCATCTTGAAGGAATTACCAGCACAATCTTTCCCGCATTCCCCTCGGTTATGATTCTTTCCGTCCAGTCCTCGTATTCTGAGTAAGGTGGATTACAAAAAATACAGTCCACCTTTTTGTCAATCAACGTGTTTGAATGAAAGTCAGACCCCAAAAGAATCACATCATCAGGCAACAGCTCGGCGAGTAAATTTGATTTTTCAATACCATATTTCGTAAAATTCCTGCTTAATTTCGATTCATAATTTTTCGTTCCGTAATCATCAGACTTAAAAAAATCAGTCCTTCCCAATTTCTCGAAAAAACCGCCGTTTCCGCATCCTATGTCAAGAATTGACCCAGTACATTCTCCGTTACGTGAAATCCATTTCGCTACAGAATCCACTATTTCCTGTGTTGTCGGGTACCACTCAAAATCTTCATTTTCTGTCTTTAACCCGCTAACAATTCCATTAGTTCTCATAATTTACTCCTTCCAGATTTTTGAAGTGAACTTGCAAACACTGATTTATTTAGAATCTTTTATTTGTAAAATCAATCAAATACAAAAGTGTCAATTCTGATTTTGGGTTAGTTGATTCTCTTTTCAAGATTTTTCTGCACCCAAAATGAACCAATTTGTAGACTGATTTTGAAGCCCTTTGTGTTTTGCACCATACAAGGCAGTTTTTCAAATCTTTTGAAATTTCCATTTGATTAAGAAGGTTGTCAATTTCATTGTTAAGAATTTGTTTGTCTGTCATAGTAGTCTCCTTTTTGCAAGTTGTTCTTGCTTTGTTTTGTTAATTATATAATAAAGTATTTTACAAAAAATGTCAAGTAGTTTTTATAAAATATTTTTATTTTTTTATTATTTTATACTAGTATTTTATATAGTATAAAAACCTACTATTATATGTTTAATTTTCTCTATAACACAAAAAAAACACGCCTTACAGCATGTTTTCGATGCTGGTAATATAAAAACATTACTTACAAAAAAAAGCCCTAGATTATACAACGTACAACCTAGGGCAAGGAGCAAATTATTTTTTATTTTTTAACTTCCGTTCATACTCATTATATAATTCCTTGACCGCCGGATTGGACATGACCCACCCAGCGTAAAAAATTTCCAGTGATTTCACATCCGAATCCGTCCTGCATCTCCACAAATTGAAATAACGCTCAATCTCGGCTGGTATTGAAATTTCCTTCGGTCTGTCCAAAAGACTTCTAATCTCAATCGTCTTCATAACTCAATTCCTGTCCGAACCTGTGGCCGTCAACCATAACCTTCTGAAACGCCTCATAAGGTGACATAAACAAAAATCTGTTTGAAACATTACCAGTATCAAATTCCAAAAGCATTTTTGTTCTGATGTCCTTCCCTA